TCATCTTAGCTTGTTTGCCTAAACTTTTTAATTCTTCGCCTTTATGCTTTTCAGCTTTTTCTTTTTTTACAAAAGATTTAGGAGAAGTTTTTCCAGACTTAACAGATTTTGCTTCTGCTAATTCTTCACCATAAGTTTCTTTTCCACCAAAAGCTTTTCCACCTTTAGCTAAAGCAACTCCCATTCCTCTTTGAGCAATTCCGCCGCCTCTAAGTGCAGCTCCCATTCCTCTAAGTGCAATACCGCCGCCTCTGAATGCTGGTCTTGGTCTTTGTTTAAAATCGTTTCTCATGTTTACTCCTTGTTATTTTTATTAGCCATCGTTCGTGCGATAGATTCACCAGATCGTCCCACTACATATCCACCAAGTCCAATTTGTAACAATGTCCAAACATCGCCTGGTAATTCAAATGTAATAACCGTTCCTAGCATTAATCTTATAACAGGTCCAATAATATAATTCCAGACTAAAATGAAGATTAATACGTACATTAAAAGTGGCCTCCAACTTGCTGAAAACCAGCCTGCTTTAGCTTCTGCTTCAACGATAGATGCTGCCGCTTTTAATTCTTCTGTACTAGATTGTAGTAATTGTTGATTAAGTTGAGCTTTTAATTTTTCTTGTAAATCTTTATCTGGGACTGATTTTTCAATGGTACTGAAAAGAATTTTGGCTAGTGGTGCAATAGCTCCAAGCATTGGAAGCATATTAGTACCATTCAGCTTTAGATTTCTTATCTGGTAACATTCTGCTCTGACCTTTTACTTGTACGCTTTGTGTTTCATCTTTGCTAGTCATCTCAACATCGATTCCACCTTTTAAATAACCGTCAGAATTTAAGAATTTACTATGGTCTCCTACTTGAGTACCGTAAACTCCTTGTGATTTATCTTTTTTATTTTTCATAGCCATAATATACCTTAATTTTTAAATTTTTCACTATCTTTTTTTAGTTTAGCAGCCAAAAGAGTCTTTTCTATTGAAGTATTAGCTCTCATTTTAGCTAAATCTTCATTTTGCTGTAGTTTTTCGTCTTGAGTAGACTGATTCATCATTGCTTTCATCTTATCAAGGTTGATTCTGTCCTTACTTTCTTGTTCTTTTCTAGCATTTTCTTGTGCTTTAAGGTCTAACTCTCTAGATCTAAGCATTGCAATTGGATCATTTCCAAATTGTGATGAAATTTGTTGTTCTTCTTTTAAAAATTCTTCCATAGCATCAGAAATTAATTGTGCTTTTCTAGCTTCAATTCTTTCTTGAAGCATTTTAGCTTGAATTTGCATTTGTTGTAATGCTTGTGGATTTTGTTGAGCACCCATTTGTTGCATTTGTTGATTCATCATTTGTAATTGTTGAATTTCATTTCTAAACTCAACTTCACTTTGCTCTTGAGCCATAATTGAAATGTGTTCAAATATATTTTTCTCTAATGCAGCCATAACAACTGGAGCATTCTTTGCCATATTTGTTGCCATAAAACTTATATGTGAAGTTATATGTGCTCTATGATCTTGTCCTGGAAATGCTTGGAAAGGTTTCCCTGCAAGAGCATCAATGTGTTCTAATGCAGGGTCCTTTGGTTGTGGGGGTTGAGGTCGTACTAGTATCTTATCAATATCTTTTACACCTAATGCTTCATACATATTTCTGTAAACTTCATATGTATTATGAATTGCAGGATTAGATGCTGCAAGTTGCATTTCAGTTTGTGCTAATGATATTCTTTGTGTTTGTGAAAATATATTTGGATCAGCAACTGGAATAATATCTACTTTATCATCAAAGTCTGCTTGTTTAATTTGTCTTTGCCCACCTACAACATCATAAGGATATTCTGGTGGTAGATTAGTTTTAAATTGTGTAGCTAATAAACCAAACTCTTGTTTTAAAGCTGCATAAATTCTTTTGTGAATAGCAGACATTGTTCTACTACCTCTTTCCAGCAAGGCTACGGTCGTACCCACTGCGGCTTGCTGATTCCCATCTCCCACTTGCATGTCAGCAATAGATGCAAAGCGCTGACCTGCTTGAACTACGACCCCCATAAGAGCTAGTAGAGTTTGTGAAGGTTCTTTAAATGGTAAAGGCATAAATGAGTCTCTAAGATTTCCTCCTGGAGCATCAACATCTCTCCATTCACCTGGTTGAATAGGTTGTGAGTCATCTCTAACTCTAATACCTCTAGTTTTAAATCCAGCTGGTAAATTAGATAATGTACCTGCATCAATTAACTGTCTTAAAGCACTTGTTGCAGTTCTAGATAAACCGCCAATCATATGGATTAAACCAAATCCATAGAAACCAAGTCCTGGTAAAAATTTAAAGTGTACGAAATATTGTATTTTTTCTTTTTTAGGATCTTCTTGTTTCCAGTTTCTTCTAATAGATAGAATTTTTCTAGAAGCTTCCTCAACCGTTACAATATAAGGAAGTTTGATACCTGTGGGCTCACCAGTTTTAGGATTTATGTCCTCAAAACCTTCAATATCTAAATATGTATGAAACTCTAATAGAGTATACATATCTGCTTCTTGAGTTTTTCTAATTCCTTCTATTCTTCTCTTAGCTTCATCTAATTGATTTGTTGTAGCAGCATCATCTGTTGGTGTTAGTTCTATATCTTTATAAAAACCACCTACTTGTTGTTTTCTTAAATTATTTTCTGAAACTTTTAATACATGAATAATTGCATCTGCATCTTCTAATGAAGTTGCTGTGTAAGGAACTACTAAATCTTCTGCTTGAATGAATTGAGATACAGGTCTGTTAAGAACTGAATCAAAATAAACTTTTTTAAATGTAGATCCTGATAACGGTAAATAAAATAACATTTGATCAAACTCTGGTTCGTATTCTTTCATGACATCCATGATTTGATAGTTCATGTATTCTCTAACACGATCTGCTTGTTGTTGTCTCTCAGGTGTAGTCAAACCAACAATCTGAGTTCTAACCGGTCCTTCAGCTGGTAATAATTCTTTGTAAGCTAAAGATTGAAATTGAGTTACAGCTTCTGCAAGCACTGGATGCGTCGCGCCCGATGCTCCTCTGAATGGCTGAGTTCTACGTTCATATTTAAATCCTAAAAGATCTAATCCGTTTGTATAAGTTCTTTCCCAATCTTCTCGTGAAGATTTATAATCTATGTAATCATCAATTAATTCTGCACCAATTGGATTTAAAACATTCTCATCTAAAACTTCTGCAAGGTTTGCGAAGTGATCTCCACCAGCGTCTAGCTGCGGGCTACGAGGGTCAAAGTTAATATCAATACTTCCATCTTCATTTTCAGTCATCTCAGTTGGTCCTTGAGGAGCAACTTGTTCTGCCGCAGCAATATCCATTGCTACTTCATCAGGTCTCTGACTATTTCCTATTGTATTTGGAAGTGACTTGTCTATATCCGCCATTATTATTTTTCTCCGAAGCTACCACCTTAACCTTTTTACTAGGTATATTCAAGCCTTGTGAGCATGGACCAGCTTTTGGTGGTATGGTTGTTGTTAGTCTTTTAGTCATTTTTTCTTATCCTTCCCCCTTTTGCAAGGTTAACTTCTTCCTTTTGAATAGGGTTTATTCTATTTAGAATATAATCAAATAATTTCTTTCTATCTTCAGCAGTGATATTTTCTTCTTTTTCTAAATCTAATAAAATTTTTTCTTGTTCTTTTTGTAACTTAATTTTTTCTTGATCTGTTGCCTCTTCCATAGCGGGAGGTGCCACATCTAAACCTGGAACAAAAGATTCATTTTTATAAATATCTTCTGTTCTAATTTTCTTTTGTATCTCTTTTGATTCAGGACTTAATCTTGATTGTTCTCTATAAGATTGAGCTAATGGATCTGCACCAACAAAAGCAAGAGCAGATTGAGCTAAAGGCTTACCTTCTTTTAAATTTTCATAAACATCGTAAGTACCTAAAGCAGTTCCAACAGGTGCTAGTACTTTTAAAAAAGGTGATACAACTTTACCTGCTTTAACATCTACAGCTAAATCTTTTAAATAATCTCCAACTGAACTTGTTATAACTTGAGTTCCTGGTAAAAATTCTGAATATATTCTAGCTTGTCCTTTTGCCGCTCTTTTTGCAACATCTTCTGCAATTTTAGGATTTTTTAAATCTTCTCCAATTTCATAAACAGTTTTAATATCTTTTGGAACTTGATAAGAATAACCTCTTTCATTAAAGTTATTTATAAAAGCTTCTTGATATTGTTTAGGTAATTTATCAAAATTTTTAATTGTATTTTCTGGGCTATCTAAGCTAGCTTTAAACAATTTAATTTTCTTTTCTCCTGGTCCTATGTCTGCATTAAGTTTATCTTCATAATAGGACACTGTTTTATTAAAATTTTTTAAAGCTTTGTTAATTTCTGTTTTATCCCCTGACGTAATAGCTTCTTGTAATATTTTTTCTTTTTTAGATTTAATAGAATCAAAAGAATATTTATCTCCTTTATTAATATCAGAATCTATAATTTGGCTAAATACTCCATAAGGTGTTGTTTTGTTTCTAACAGAAGAAGTGATACCAGCCGGTTCATCTATTGAGTATCCTTTAATATTTGGAATAATATCTCTTTGAGTTGTTGTTCTAATAGAAGAAGGTGTTCTTTTTTCTCCGACAGATTTAGCAATTGTTTTTTCATACATATCTCTAATATGAGATTCATAAGGATTATTGATTAACATTTCTTTTGCCGTTTTTTGAAATTTAGGTTTAATACCTTCTACATTTGAATCTCCTGAATAAACGGAAGCTAATTGACTAATTCTATTAGCAGCAGTTGTTGGATCTTTTATTTTTAAAACTTTTTGAATATTTTCTAAAGATGGAAACTCTCCCGATTTAAAAGCATCTTTAATAATTTTATTTTGATCTAAAATTTTTAAATCATTATTAACTGGTATTTTAGTAAATTCTCCCTTTGTTTGATTTAAAGGAAGTACTTCTACACTCTTTGATTCTATAGCTTTTTTAACTGTTGCAAAATCAAATTTACCTTGTTTTCTAATTTCTTGTTGTGAAGGTAATCTATTATTTTCTTTTTTAAAATTTTCTACAAATTTAATAACCCTGTCTCTTCCTGCTTTAACTCTTTCTGCATTTGATAATGTATTATAGTTAAAAGGTGTTCCTTCTGCATATCCAACTCTACCTCCTGTTGCATAACCAATAGGATCATTATCAGATAATTTAGCATCAGGGTTTAATATTAAAGTTTTAAGAGTTGCGTCTGGATTAAGCAAATAGCTCATTGCTTGTTTATATTTACCAATATCCATATTAGAATCCTAGTAAATGATTTAAGCCACCATCTTTATTTGGTTTTCTATCTTTAATATCAAAATCAGTTAATATTTCTTTTTGTTGTGTATCATTTATTTTATTAATAATTTTTTGATCAAATGGTTCTAATTTTTCACCCGCATTATATTTAGTAACAGCACTAGATTGTCTTTTAAGACTTCCCATATCTGTTAAATAATTATACGCCTTACTATATAAATCTAGTTGTTGATTTTGAGAAAGATCATAGTAATCTTTACCAAGTTTCATATCCGCATATACTTCTGCTATTTGTTGGGCTGCCATTTTAGGATCATCTAAAGAAACACCTATTTCATTTGCTGCAGCAACTATGTCTTTATCATGTTTAATATTTAATTTATCAAATTCAGATCTTGTATCAAAGTTTAAAGTTTTAACAGGTTCTTTAGGAATGGTAACTTCCCCTGTTTTAGGATTAACTGTTTCCATAGATTTTTTACCTTTTAATTCTTTATTAAATTTTGCAATTAGATCTAATATTTTTTTAACATCTCCACCACCTGCATATTTAGGTCTATTATCAAAACCCATTAAATAATCTAAACCAATAGGTCCACCATCTGCTTTGTTTTCTGGTTCTGTAATCTTTTTTCTAAATGGAATAATTATTCCTTCTGGTTTTGCTTCTTCTGCTGATTTAATTCCAAAAGAATCTAATATACTTTCAATTTCTTTATTTCTATTTTTTAATTGATTAAATTCTTGATAACCTATCAAAGTACCTCCTTCTTCATCTGTTAAAGATAATCTTTGATTATTTTTATTATATTCTTCAATTAATATATCGGGATCTCTATTTTTATTTACCTTAGCTGTAATATTAGTTACTTCGGCAGGTTTATTTTCAGTTTTAATATTTTTTAAAATTTCATCCATTTCTTCTTTTGTATAAGATTCTTTAATAGGTGTTTGTTTTGGCTCAAATTTATATTTAGTCTTAGCAAGATCAGCTGCTTGTTTTTCCGTAGTCAACTGACCAAGTTCTGGAGCTAGACTATCTAGTTGTTCTAAAGCATCTTCACCATAACGCGTTCTCCAAATATCAATGGGGTCTCTAGAAGCTAAATCTTCTTTAGTAACTCCTTTTAATTTTCCAGCTGCAATATCTCGTTCTATAATTTCACGAGCTGTAGCTCTAACTAAACCTTCTCTTTGTTGAGCTGCATAATTTGTTGCTGATTGTCCGTAGTCTTTTAAAATATCACCCAGACTAGTTTTTTCTCCAGTCTGTTTTTCCATTTGTTGACCAATATCTTTTAATTTATTAATTCTAGATTCAATGTTTCCAACAATTGTTCCTGGAGGATTAGTTTGTCCAGAAGTTTGTTTAAGAGCTTCAATCCCTTCCCCAGTCACTCGCTGCTTGCTGCCTGCTGATATAATATCAGCTGATGGTAAAGCGGGTGGATTAACATGATCTGCTAATCTTTGTAAATTTTGTTTGTAAGTTAATAATTCTTGGTCATTCATTCTAGTGATGTCGCCCATTCTATCTTCAATAGAATTTTTAATTGTATTTACTAATTCAGGATTTTTTTGAGCTGTACCTTCTACATCAAAGTGTCGAGTCGTTGGATCAATAGGTTGTTTACCTTTAGGAAATCTTACAACGTTGGTGCGAGTGCCTAGGGATTTGGCTACAGCGCCTTTACCAAATATTCTCTCCAACAGTTTTATAATCTCAATATATTTATTCATATTAATACATATCCTTTTCCTCATGAATTATGGGTTCATCCACATAATCCTCAGGGTGTTCAATAAATCCACCTTGTCTAAAACGCATAACTGCTTGAGTCATGGAGTCTACAAGGTCATCGTTATCTCCATACGGAAATGCAGCGCATTCCTCTATGACTTCTTGAGCAAAGTTTTTGTGAGTGGGCGCCCATATGCAACCGCTCTCAAATAGAGGTGCAACACTGTTAACACGTGTATGCTTATCATTTCCTTTACTTGGTGTAAAGTTGATAACTGGAATACCCATCTTACGTAATTCATATGTTAAAGGAAGCCCAGATGCTTTAGATTCAATAAGAACTGTTTCAGGATTCCAATATCTAAACTGCTCATAAGCAAGTCTTCTTAGCTCAGGAAACTCTAATCGTTTCTTAATTGCATCCAATAATATTAACTGGGGGCCAGAATCTTCTGAATGATAAAATACTCCCCAAGTAGTTATGGCTGAATAGTCGGCAGTTTCTTTTTTCATAAATGCCGTATCGTAAGATTGTATGACATGGTAAAGATCAGGTATAGATTCATCTTCCCATTTACGCCACCATTCCCTTTTAATAATAGCTCCTTCTTCTGAAGTTGGATTCTGCATCCACTGTGCATTCCATTTACCAATACTTAACGAAGCTTTAACAGCTTCTGATTCTTCAAGCTTCCAATACTCTGGCCAGATAGGTTTACCAGAAGGTAAGATTGCAGGAAATTCTATTACTTCCCATTTATCTGATTTAACATCTCCAGATGCTTGTAATAACTTTCCAGTTAAATCTTTTGTATTCCATCTTGTCATAACTA